CAGAAGGAGGAACAAAAGATTGAGCGAATACGTTGTCAGGATCATCGTTACCTGAAATCACCCCATCAAATGCTACACCACTTGATTGAAGAGGACCAGACTCACCCACAGTCGTATCCGCATTAATGTTGGTTGGACTCTGTCGTGGAATAAATCCTGTGTAAGAGGGAAATCTTTGGACTTCACCAGGAGGAGTGGATCCTGTCCTTGCCAGACGACCCGTTTGTATTCGATCCTGGGTACGAGCACTTCGGGCAAATGGATCTACCGCTGTTTCTTCATCGCCGCCTCCGCCGCCACCTTCTTCGTCAGCACCAAATACAGGGCCCGTGGCCCACGGTCTAAGAAAAAAATTATTCATGAGTTGCTCCTACTCCATCGTGACTTGCGCTTGTTCCTATGCGCGAAAGCCGCTGGTTTATCTGGGTATAATTCGGAAAGATGTCGCCGCATATCTCTAACAACATGTTTAACATCTGCACTGCCGTATGGTATAATCGCATCCATTATATAAATCATGTCCCCATCGTTTCGTGCAAACACTTCAGCACCGTTAAATTTCATTGTATCAAATTCTTTCTCAAGAAACCATGCCCAAGTTACAAATCCAACACATAAGTCACCCCGATAGTACACCCGAATGCGCTTGTTGTCTATCGCTGGCAACAATCTCCACGCAATTGTCTGGCTTTTGTACCCCGAAAACGGCTCCTGAGTCGTCCATAAGTCTAAAGTATCCCTTAATATATCCCTCATTTAGTACAAATATTTCTCAATTGACTCCTCCATATTATCAATAGTGAAACTTTCTAGAGTAATAGCACGATTACCAGGCATATTGTCAAATAAAATCAACATCTGTATATCCAACGCCACAAACGCATACACGTCCGACACAACCTTAGAACGATTCTTAAAATGATAACGGACCTTGGACCGAGGTTCGGGGGTCGGGCGACTCGCTGCCTTGACCTGTACCGTTAACATCCGACCAGACTTCGTCCGTACCCATAGATCATGTCCATAAATATCTACATGCGTGGTCCGCGTACCTCGCAACTCGAGTATGTAACCCGTAAAATATTCTCCAGCCCTCCCGATACTTTCGGAATCTGGCAAGTACTACGTCCTTTCACCCCAATGAACACACTGATAGTCAATCGCCTTGTGATCGTAAAATTTCTGAGTCACATACGGAAGACCTTTTCTCTGTAGATCAATCAAACATTCTTCTTGAGTAGAAAAATTAGGTCCGCCAATAGCAACACAATCATTTTCAACAATGACAGAACACATTAATATTAAACCAGTCCACATAAAATCACTGTAACATAAAAAAGGCGCATCGCCAAATCATCCAAAAAACGATGCGCCTAATGGCTCTAAGCACTATGGGAGGAACAGTGCTCGGCCTGGGGCTATTTGCCCACGAATATCTGTACAGTAAAAAAACCCAAATGAAAATACCCCCGCAATTTTTTTGGAGGCCTTTGCATCTCGGACCTTGGAATGGAATTATTTCCCAATGAATCTATAGAACTTGCTATATATACTCAGAATACTTGCACCAAGTACTTTATTTGGGGGGGATAGGTGCGGCAATCGTTGACAATGTCAACAGTTAAACTGATCAGTAACCCCTGAAACACCTCAAAGCAGCTTGCATATAGGAACAAATTAATTTGCTTAGACCCCTTGTATCTATGTGTAAAATGCCTATATTAAACCTATAGGAATAATCCTATAGTTAATTAAACAGAAAGTGAGACAATTAAAATGTTAGATCCTATTCAAATAGTAGATACTTCGTTGACCTCAACTCCTGAGTTTCAGAAGTTATCCCTAAAAGAAAAGTATAGCATACTTGCTCAAGTACAAGCTAACGTAGGCGCTTTAATGAAAGCTACTGAAAAAGAAGCGTTAGAGACTAATCAAGCTTACGTTAAGAAATCCCATAGGTATGCAACTACCTCAAAAGAATTTCTAATGTTTAATGCTCAAGTTGAATTAGAAAAGTTAGGTACAAAGTTCACCTCCATTAGGTGCCCTACTGAGGCAACTCAAAAAGCTAATGGTTGCCCTAAAGGTTTCTATCCTGATAGAAAAATCACTTGGAGATAGTATCGGTTAGGAGCGGTTAAAGCCGCTCCATTCCGATGCCATTTAAGAGCATCAGAAAGCGAGACAAAATGACTATTGTTTATTCAGTTGAAGTAGGGAACACAATGGGTGCAACCGATGTAAAACTTAAAAGAATCTTTAAGTCCTTCTGGACGGCTAAAGAGTGGGCGTTAGGTGAAGTAGAGGGGGACTATTCCGACGGTAAGCAAGCTTGGGAGGCTTATAAGACTTGGAACTTTTACAGTGCTAGTACCGATAAAGAAGCGACCATACAAGAATGGGAAGTAGACGATTGATTATTTCTGAATGGAGCGGCTTCGGTCGCTCTATTGAGAAGCCATCAAGCTTCAGAAAGCGAGACATAATGAAAGATCAAATAATAAATGGTGATACAACTTGGCATAAACACGTCCATGCCGACCTGAAGCTTCCTACTGAATGGACGTGTACAAGCTATAAGAATGATGAGCTTCCGAGCTACCAGTACAACGGTTGGATTATCTTTATTGATTCCAAGAAACCTAGCGATAGGCTAGGGGAACTTCACGATTGGAATCCTAGATTCACAGTATGTAATTGGGACTCATATAACGGTGGTGCTTATGACGGTTGTGAGGAACCGTACCTATTCACCGATGATCTATTCAAGGTATTAGAATGGGTATCCAAGCGTTGCCCAAACAATCGTTACACAATGGAAGGTATGGAGATAGGATATGCTTAGAGATTTTATAGGAGCGGCATTGTTGTTCATCATCATTATAACTGTGATGTATATCGCATTCGGTATGGGAGTAGGTGGTTATGTAACCACCTATTAACCTTAAGGTATACCTGGAGTATGTGTGTATTAGATATACTAAAAGATTGAGCGAACTGGGCATTCGCTCTTTTCTACTTGAGTCCTGGGACAATCAACAAATTAAAGAGCGCAAGGGCGCAAGATAAAAAAACCAATGCAACGCGCAAGAATATTTAATTTAAAAAAACCAATGCAACGCGCAAGACCGGGACCAGGGACCAGGGACCAGACAACAGCAAACATTATTAACAATTAAACGCTTGTGTATATGTGTAATGTGTGTATTATAAACGTACTAGAAAACAAAAAAGGAAGAGACAAAATGAAACGAGACAAATTAGACTTTATAGCAACTTTATTTGAAGGAGAGACTTCAAGCTCTTTTGATTTATGTATCAAGGATACAGGCTTTAGAAACTTGGTTGTTAACCATGCAACCAAACCAATAGAAAAGGTTGTTAGCATTCTGGTTGATTATGCTAACGAAAATTTAATATGAAGAGCGGCATAATATATAATGGGCAATCCTTACTTGATGGCAAGCCCATTGTCGCCATTGCTACATATAGCGATCGCAACACAAAAACCGGGAAGGTACTTCAAACCTATATCATTCGCTCCGATATCTCGCCGCTTGACGCAAGCAAAAACGGCGAGGATTTTTCTATTTGTGGCGATTGTCAATTTAGAGGCGAGGTAACAACCGACCCCAAGCGCAAGCAAGCAAAAAATCGCAAGTGTTATGTGAACCTGGGCCAAGGTCCAACCATCATTTACAAATCATACAAGCGCGGAGTTTATCCAATGGCTGCCAATCATGCCGACCGCGTAAAACTTGGCGAGGCTAGAGTTGTAAGGCTTGGCACCTATGGCGACCCCGCCGCCGTTCCCTCTTGGGTATGGGATCAACTCCTTAGTGAATGCGAAAGCCATCTTGCATATTCGCATCAGTCTGGATTCCGTCCCGATATCACAATGCAAAGCGCGGACAATCTAAACCAAGCTCTTGACCATTGGGCAAAAGGTTCTAGAACATTTCGAGTTATTACAAATGTAGATGAAATAGATAAATCTAACGAGATCTTATGTCCAGCAAGTAAAGAAGCTGGTCGTCGCGTCCAATGCGTGAAATGTAAATTGTGTTCTGGATTGACTAGCAACAGCAAAAAATCTATAGCAATAGTGGAGCATTGAAACATAGAGTTGTCTCAGCCTAGACTTCACCTGGTCTAGGCCAACTTGCCCCAGGCTATCAATGTCCGATAGCTTGGGGTCTTTTTTATTTGGCGCAAGGCGCAAGGCGCAAGGCGCAAGGACCTGGCTTTATTTTTTAAGACACTCAGAGCGCAAGGCCTCGAACAAAGACGCAAGATCCTTGAACCTTGAACCACCGCAAACCAGTCCTTGGTTCACCAGTTCAGGTCCTCGTTCCCCCCCAAACAAATATAGGTCAGAGGGGGAGGCACCTTGTACCAAGAAAAAACTTTTACCTCCTCGCGCATAATAAGCCATATGCCAAGCAACTTGGTGAGGACTGACTCGGACGGCATTTGCTTTGGTTACCTTGAGTTCAATCCAAAAAGGCACCCCATCCCAGATGCAATGAACATCAGGCACCCCACCCCCATGTTTATTTTCAATCCTCGTTGCGAATGTTTTCGGAGGTAAGTTCTGCCTTATCCTCTTCCAAAGATTTCCCTCTGGTGTGCTCATTGGTAACATCCTTATATTCCCCATCAATCACAAACGCTTGAGGGTATTTCTTTTGTAGATCCGCCAGACGAGCGACGATGTCGTCTCTGGATAGCTGATCAATGGTGTTTATATTTTCTCGCCTATCAATAGTTAAACCACCTAATGCTGATCGAATTTTCTCTGCGTTGATAGCCGCTGAAAATTGACCTTGCTCCTCGGCACCTTCCGACAACTGAGCAAGACGTTGAAGCTGACCTATAGTTGTCACACCGTACCGACGTTCTCGTTCATCGCGTAGTTCTTGAACG